TCACATCAGCCGGCCGCGCGTAGCAGCAATCGAAACAATCTTAGACGTCTCGCGCATCTGATGGCGCTCCCAAACTTCCATTCCTGCGACAGCTACTTCCGTCCGTCTCGGCAGATACGTGTCGATGATGCGCTGGCAGTAATCGATTGCATGTCCAGATATGGCAGCAATTTGTGGCGTCGTTGCTCCAGCTTCTGCCAGGCGAACAATTCCCGTCCTTCTCAGATCACGACGCTGCCGGTGATTCGCGGCAAGTTCATCCTTAACCTGTTCTCGTGTCGCGCCACCTTTCAGCAGCTGACGCGCGTAAGCGTAGGCAAGCCGCTTCATGACGGCATCCCAAGCGCGGGCAAAATTTCGCGGTGCCCAGACTTTTCCGGTCGGGCTAGGGACAAGAAGCTTCTGCGTAGCTGGACCGATTCGGACGGCAATGACGCTTTCAGAAGAACGTTCAGCTTCAATATCTTCCAAGCGCTTCTTAATGTGCGGCTCCAGGCGCGCATGTACTGGAACGTCAATCAGTGCGCCGGTTTTTTCTTGGCGCAGTGCGATGAACATACGGCCGCTGCGGATCGAGATGCGGCTGTCATCCATGGTCAGCACGTCGCCTGGTCTCTGCACGGTATAAAGCAGGAGCAGGTATGCCAGCTGAAGAGACGGGCGCGCGCGTTCCAGGAACGCATCTTCCATCTCATAGCTCCAGATCTCGCTACGCTTCGTCGTGTGCTGCCGTTTGAATCGTTCAGCCACGTTTGCGTCAATGATCCCCGCATCCTTCGCACGGCCGAGAAGCATCTGGAGAAGAGAAAGAACCTGATCGGCCTTGCGCGGCGTTGCGCTCAATCTTTCCCGGATTGCCAGGACATCTTGTCTTGTGATGGCACGGGCAGGGTGCAGACCCCAATCCTCGCGCATCTTGTCCAGGTAGTTCCGGTACAGGTTGCGCGTTCGTGGCGACAGGCTCCGGTAGGCTTCCGATTCAAGATAATCGATAATCAATGCGCCAATGGTACCCGGATTAAGTCCGGCCGCCTGCAATGGCGACAGGTTTTCCAAAGAGGCAAGCGCTGCCTCTCTGTTGTGGCCCAGAAATTTCCGAGTCTGTCGGTCGTAAAAATACTCAATGATGCTGCCGTCGGCGCGTGTCTTGCGCACGACGTTCAGCCCTGTTCTGCGTGAGCGTGGCACTCATATTCTCCGCAAGAGGTGATGAAAAGCCGGGCTTCGCAGGAACGGTGGCGCTGGTTGCAGCCGGCGCCACCACTCCAATTCCTGAATCCCGATCCGCGTAGAGGTCCAGCAGTTTGCGGTCCCACGTCAAGCGGCCGCCTTTGCCGCCACGGATCCGTGGGGGTGGCCAGACGCCAAGTGAAACTTCCTGATTGAACGTGGTGATGCCAATTCCGACATAAGCCGCGGCTTGTTCACGGGTAAGGAAACGCGGCTCAATCATGCCGGGTCTCCTGCATGCTCGGCTGTTTGAAGCATTACAGGTGGATGTGAGTGCGTTCCCCAGACCCGCAATTCCACCGATCCGCCATTGTTAAGCATTTTCAGCTCGTCTGGCGTTGGCTCCCACCGCGTCACGAGGCAGTTATCAACCCGACGCGCAAAGAGATCTCGCACACCATCACGGCCGCCGCGCAGAACAACGTCAGATCCTTCGATGTTGAGCGGGACCATTACGCCTCTCCTCCAAGCATGAAGCAGAGGCGAGTCTTCTTCAGTTCATCGGTGGCATCCGTCAACGCTTTTAAACGCTTATCCTCATGCTCCAAACTCTCCTTTTTTACTGCCTTCGAGTATTCTTCAGAAGTTTCAAGTAATTTGGTAAGCCGAGAAATTTCCTCTTTCAAATAGTCAATATTGAATGGCCGCAAGTAAAGAGGTTGATATTTATCTATCCCAAGATCATTCAGAGGGGTTCCGTCAAAGTTTACTATCCGAAATCGTCCTTTTGGACCTTCTAATATAAGGCCACATTTAGCATCGCACTCCTTGGAATCTCGGGCTCTCTGTGCCGCCGCGCCTCGGGCTTCGGCTTCTTGGATCATTGCCCGCGCAAGCAACCGAAAGTTATGTTCGGCCTGTAATCCTCCAAGATGATAGGTCAGGGCATCTTCCTGTGCATCACGCGATCGGAATGCGTTTTGTTCCGTGTTCTTGGTCATTTCGTGTCTCCTTCCATGGCTGGCATTGCCCATTCCGGAATGACGAATGAATGTTCAGAGCCCGGATCGCGTCCCCGATTAGGCATAATGACGCCGCCCGCATCCGGACAAAGCGGTATTTCTAGAACGGCAGGAAGGCCGGCTGGCTGGGCGGTTAGACGAACCGGGAAGTTACCTTCTTTCGTGTATGAACGAACGGCATGTGAGGCTCTGGCGAGCTGCTTTGTTGGAATTTCCAACCATGGGCAGACCTCGGCGCGTGCCTTTTCTGCCAATACGTCGCGCCAGTTTGGAAACTCACGTTCGGCTGGAAGGGCAGAGACAAAACCTCGCTCCATAGATGTGCCGGTACGGTCTAACGCTTCCCAGACAAACCAACGTGTCCCAGGTGCGCGATCCAGAGCCGGATCAGCCTCAAATGAAACAGAGCGAACGTCCCATTCCCGGCAAATGTGGATCAGACGTGCAGTCTTCGACCAGTCCAGTGTGAAGGCCTCAAAGGCCGGATCACACAGAAAGCTGGACCGGGCGTAAAGCATCATCGCGCCATCAGTGGCGACGCAGACGGCACGGCCGCCGTGATATTCCACGCGGATGCCGCGCAAATTTTCACGCACACACCTGCTATCGACGCCGTAGGAGACGAAAGCCAAGGCGCGGCCTTCGACATGAATGCCTTTCATAACGCCAGCTCCGGTGTGTGGCCTTCGTCCAGGCGTGCTTCACCGGGTCCGAACGGACGGGCCCAGGCGATGATGGTTCCACGTTGCTTGATTGCTACGGATGAACCTTTCTGGGCCGCCCAGGACAACGCATGCTTGCTGGCCATAAATTGCGAGTGAAAGCGGCTGACGATCACGCCCTTTGCGTCGCAGATCCCGAAACGTGGCTTCGGTGCTTGGGTCATCCCGCATTTTCCTTTGTGCAAGTGACGCGGCGAGAGCTGATCCATCTCTCAATTTCAGATTTCTCGTAAGCAAGCCTGCGTTCACTTAATTTGATAAAGGCCGGCCCTGTTCCTTCCTGCCTCATGGTCTGAAGAGTTCTACGACTGAGATTCAGGATTTTTGCTGCCTCGATCTCGTTGATGAGGTTCGACATATTCTCGCTCATGGGTGCCTCCGGAGAGGTGCGCCCATGGTGATGCCCCGCAGACACTGAACCTGCTTCCAGCAATGAGCAGCAAGTCGAGCTGCGTCGATCTCAACGATCGGAACGACCGTTACTGGGCGGCAATCCCCTGCGGCTGGCTCCGGGAAATCAGGAACGCTTTCGGGTAGAAGGTTCAACGTCAAAAGACGGGACAAGCCAGCGGCAAAATCGTCGGCGCAGCGCTCCCAGATCTGGGCCATGCGCTCGTCGCCAAGTCTGGCGTTGCGGGCTGCAAGATTGCGCGTTCCGGTCAGACGGTCCTGTAGGCTCCGTGCCTGATCGTGGACGTCTGGTTCAATGCTGTCCTGCAGGAAGCGGTCAAAGCCGCTCTGGGTTCGTGTGTGCTGCAGGAGTGGGTGTCTGGACGACATGTGTTCTCTCCGTCGCGTGGGGCGATGAAGAGATTAATCCAACATAACGTTGGATTTGTAAACAACATAATGTTGGATATTGTTCTTGTTATGTTCTCATTGAACTAATAAACGAGAGCTCGCATCTCAGTTCAATGAGTAAATTGCGAGGTTTGCGAGTGCTTAGGAGAAAGAGAATGAGTTAGCCTCAATCTTCTGAGACGAATTATATGAGGGTACCACCATAAATGCCCTGTGAACGTCTCTTGGATCAAAACCATAAGAGACAATTAGTTGAATGAATACAGAAAACATTTTCTTAATGGCGGCAGTTTCGTCGGTGCTAAAAGCTTTGCCAAATGGATCGCTTGAAGAAAAATCCTCCAAAGTTTTAATGTCTTCCCAGAGGCCCACTTCAAGCGTCTTCTCCTGACGATCAAATACAATGCCATAAAGACTTGTGTCAGACATCTTAAGCCGCCTTATCAATATCTCCGGCAATCAGTCCGTTGAGATTGACGCCTGTAATTAAGTGGATTTGAGCCAGTACGCTTAAGGGTGGCTCGCGAGTGCCGCGCTCATAAGTTGAGTATCGTTCAGCTTCTAAACCGAGCAGTTCAGCGAACTCTTTGCGGGTAAGTCCAGGGCGGCCGATCTCGCGACCGAATGCTTCTCTAAGCATGCTTAAACGTGCCGAGAAGGCAGATCTGATGCTGGATGCTGAGATTTTGATCTGCTGTGCCATCGAGGCATTTTGCAGGCATGGCGTCGCAGAATCACGGAACAATTTGCACTGGACAAATCCAACGTTATGTTGGATCATTCCGTCATGAACCTGATTGATGCCTTCCTGACGCAGGAAAAAATGTCCGCCAGAGCGTTGGCAGAAAAAGTGGGCGTATCTGCGGAAACAGTTCGCCTTTGGCGGATTGGCAAACGACGTGTCTCAATTCGAAATATAGCGGCATTTTGCGTGGTTTCTGGCATGCGCCCCGAGCAAATCAGGCCAGATATTTTTCTCAAAATTCCGGAGAAAGCAGCATGAAAATCATCCATGCCGTCATCCGTAAACTGCGTCCGCGCGCCCGTCATCCGGATGGTGTCCGGAATACAGAAAAGAATGACTTCTTAATGATGGCACGTAAATGGAGCGGCAATTCCTCGTCATCCGCGGATGATCTCCGGCATGTTCTAGAGGTGATTCACACTATTGGTCGAAGCGGAGGTTCAGTATGAACCGTCATGTGCTTCCTGCTCCGTGTGATGAAGTGTGGTTCGAGCCTCTTGGCGGTCCGCTCACCGATGAATCATCCCTACGCATAATATTTGCCAAGCCTGTCAGGGGAACAACGATCCGATTGCAGATCGCCGTTGGTGAAGAACTGATTGTCTTACATCTAAACCAGATTGCTCAGATCAAAGGCCGACAAGTCTTTGAAGCCAGTGCAGTGCATTTGGAAGGTGTTCAAGACCAGTCGCCACAAGATCCGTTGTTCCAGCCTTCAGGGCCGCTTCGGGGAGGGCTTTAAGATGTTCCTTGAGAACCGACTTTGTTTCTTCAGGCTCGTCCAGGTCATCAATTTTCTTGTTAATGAGTTGACGCAGGGTAGCGGCGTCAAATCTTACGGTAATAACCGAAAGAATTGCGTGAAGCCCTCCGTCATCAGCCAGAAAATCAAGTCCCTTGGCAGTGATGATGGGATAGCCCCAGCCCATACCATTTTCACCCATCCACTCCTGAATGTGGGCGATGCAGAGTCCGTGCTCGTCCAAATACAGGAGGTTCGCCAGAACAGTCTTAGGCTGCGTGGCATATTCAGGAGGAGGCTGATTACAACGTTGCGGATAAGCATCTGCCAAGGAGCGCAGCAGACGAAATTGCATTTCGCGGTCAAGTTTTGCGGGCAGATGCCAGTCTTCGCTTTGTCCCATGTTTCACCTTCACTGAGCCTTCGCAGTTCCATGATGGGCAATAACGGTCTGGGACGCGAGACCTCTGTCAAGATTGGCGGTGTGGCATGAGCGTTCTGGCAATCAAGACCGCTACGCAGGCTGCGATCCGCGAAGTCGGAAGCCTGGACGCCGCGGCATCAATCGCTCGCGTGGGCCGATCACAGCTCTCCGAATATCAGAGCCGCAATTACCCGGCCGTTGTTCCGGTGGATGTGGCGATCGTCCTGGATGAGTTCGCGCAAGCGCCGCTGATCCTGTCTGCAATGGCGCAGGCGGAAGGTTACTCCATCGCCCCGATCCATCTTGGAAAAGGCGACGTTGCCGAGATCATGGAAAGTGTCGCGATCAAATCCGGGTCCACAATGGCGACAACGGTGCGTGTGCTGGCGGACGGTATTGTGACGGTGGATGAGGCGCATGACCTGATCGCGGATCTGATTGATCTGCAGCGTGTCGTCGCTCATGCCTTGCACGTCGTCCAGGGGCACGCAAAAGGAGGGCCGCGTTAATGACTCGTCCTTCTTTGGATTATGACCGGCTTGCTCCTGCTGTTCGTCGCTTGCATGCGGGTGGTTCGTCGGTGCGTGCAATCGCAGAGTACGTTGGAATTTCACCGCGTAGCGTTACCAGCATGATCGTCCGGCTGGATCTCCCGCGCCGTCGTAAATCGACTTCCGTGCGTCGTCGCGTTTCACGGGCTGCGCTTCCGGTCGGTGCTGGACTGGAGGTCGCCCGTGTCTGAGTTGCTTGATCCCTTCCAGTTTTTTACAGAATTGAAAAAAGATATCGCCGCCGCTGGCAATCAGAGCCGTTACGCCGCGAAAATCGGTGTGGCGCACACGACCGTTTCTGCCGTCCTTCATTCCGAGCGTAACCCATCCCCGGAATTTCTGTCCGGCGCGGGTTTTGATCGTCTGGTGCGCTATCGCCGTCTGCGTGGCGGCATTCATGCGCCGCTGATCAACGGAATGGATTTTTTTACAGAAGTGAAAAAACAGATCCGCGAAGCCGGGTCTCTGACAACCTTCTGTGCCCGCCATAAGCTGCCGATTGGCAGTGTTTCCAATTATCTGAATGACAGCCGTCGTGCGTCCGATGCCCTTGTGAAGGCTGTCGGTTATGCGCGCCTGACGCGGTACCGCAGACGCGCTGTCCGGAGTGCTGCGGCATGAGTGGTGACTTTAATCCGGGTCTGTTTGGCGGGGCCATGCGGTCGGTTCCGAACAACACGTCCTGTGAATGTGCACTTCTTGGCTCTGTTCTCATGCACTCCAAGAAGACCATGGAAGCCGTGGAGGAAATCCTGCGGCCAGAGCATTTCTATGATCGCCTGAATGGCGTGATCTATGAAAAGGCTCTGATGATTTACAATGAAGGGCGAACCGTCGATCCTTTCACGATCATCCGCCATTTCGAGCATCCTGATCTCGATCTCTGGGGCGAGGTCGATCCCAAGGTCTATATCAGCAAGCTGGCCACCGCTTATGTCAGTGACCGGCTTGCTTATGACTACGCGCGGGAAATCCGTGAAACGGCGATGCGTCGTGACCTGATGGCGCTTTGTCAGCAGACATCTGATGCCTGCTGCAAACCGGAAGACCAGAAGGCAGAAGAGATCCTTGAAGGGCATGAAGCGGCCCTGATGCAGCTGGCTTCGGGCAATACGGAAACCCAACCGAACGTCACCTTCCATGAGGCCCTTTGCACGGCCGTCACGAAAGCAAAAGAAGCCGTTGCGCGCGGCTCTGCGCTTGCAGGTCTGTCGTGGGGATACAAGTCGCTGGATCGTCTGACGAACGGTCTTGTCGGCGGGAATATGTACGTCCTCGGCGCGCGGCCTGCCATGGGCAAGACCTCCCTCGGGTTGGGCATCGGGCTCCGGATCGCGTCCAACGGTGCCCGGGTCCTGTTCTGGTCGGGTGAGATGACGGCTGACCAGCTCGGCGCGCGCGGTGGTGCGGCCAAGAGTGGGTTGAACCTGCGATCGGTCTTTTCAGGGCGTCGTTGGGATGTTCCTGAGGAAGCCATGACGGGCGAGCAGCCACCGCTGGAAGACTGGCAGTGGGCCGCGCTCAATCGTGCCTGTGACGCGGCTTATCATCTGGCTCTGGAAACAGACACGCGCGGGGGCTTGTCGGTTGCGATGTTGCGGTCACGTGCGCGGCGTATGAAGCGCTCCAAGAAAGGTCTCGATGCGATCGTGCTGGATTATGTCCAGCTGATGCGCGGATCGCCTCGTGTGCGTGGTCGCCTGCGGTACGAAGAAATGACCGAAATCAGCAATGAGCTGAAGGTTCTGGCCAAGGAACTGGATGTGCCGGTCATTGTCCTGGCGCAGCTCAACCGTGAATCAGAGAAGCGCGAAAACAAGCGTCCGCAGATGCAGGATCTCCGGGATACCGGCGCTCTGGAGCAGGATGCTGATGTCATCGGCCTTATTCATCGCGAGCACTATTATCTCAAGAAAGAGGCCTCATCCGGTGAGCTGACGCGGCGTGATCGGGAAAGTCCTGAGCAGTTCAGTCTGCGCTGTCAGGAGTTCAATGATCGCCTGGATAAGGCGCGGGGCAGGGGTGACGTGCATATCGTCAAGAACCGTCACGGCCCGGAAGGCCGCTGCCGGATGCTGTTCGATGATGAGACCACCTGGTTCCGTGACGAAAGTGAAGATCCGCGCAGCCCCGCATGGGGCCGTGAACTGGCAGACGCCTGATGAGCAGTCGCCAGCGTCCTGGAAAGCATGCGCGGTCGGTAATGTCCGATCGTCGCTGGCCGCTTCTGTCGCTGGCGGCGCGCGCTTTGTGGCTTGGCAGCACGGACGTCGGGGATGTTGTCCCGGCTGTTCGTGCGCCTGGTCGTACAGGCGTCTCTGTCGAAGATTATGCCCGCTACCTGGCCACGGACACGGATGTCGTCCGACTGGCTGTCGGTGAGTTGGTCCAGTGCGACGTCATGGAGCCGGTCGGTTCCGGTTTCCGTCTCAAATCCTACTGAGTTTCTAGGTTTTTTATCCCGCCCTTGCTGCGGGTTCAGGAGTTTCTGACGTGAAGATCAGCGCAACACATCGCACGCAGCTCGCAAAGATCGCCCTGATGCAGGTCGAGAACCTTGCGCTGAATGCCCTTGATGCCGTGATGGTTCTGTCATGGGTGCGGCTCTGCACCTATTTGATCCTGAACTGCCCGGACGGCGTCCTGAACGTGTCGTTCCCTGGTGCATTGTCTGCGCTCGCCCGCACCAAGGTTTTCTGCGACGAAAACCTAATCGAAACCTACCTGAAAACCTACGCGGAAACCCAACTGATAACCTGGGATCAGCAGGCGAAAACCATCAGTCTGCCGTCTGATCTTGGGGCGACGGCTCGCCAGATCGCATCCCGTGAGAACGGAAGAAAAGGCGGAAGACCGACGGGAAAAGCCAAGAAAGGAAAGGTTCAGGACAATCGTCAGAGCAGCATCATGCTGCCGATTTCAGGAGGCAAAGACGTGGCGCAGGAAAACCTAGAAAAAACCCACCCTACACGTACGCGCGCGGAAGCTAAGCTTAGCTTTAAATCTTCTTCAGAAGATAAGCTTAAGCTTGATGCAGCATTCAATCGCATTGGACCCAAGGCCTATGAGGCGGCTGATCTCGATCCGGCGCGCGACATGGGAAATTATGGCATTGCCCGGCAGTGGTGTGCGGATGGTCTGGCCAAGGGACTGACGGAAGCGGAGATTGAGCGGCTGGTCCTGTTCGTGGTTCGCGAAGTCTCGGCGCGTGAACGGGCCAAGGGCAACGGCATCAGCTTCGGGTATTTCCACAAGGCCGTCACGCAGGCGATTGCTCGTGGCGATGTGCCGGAAGAACCAAAGACATTGGACCAGCTCAAGGGTGAGCGTGCCTGGGAAGAGGCTATGGCAGACTACAACCAGCGTCGTGCCTGTGGCGAAACAGGCCTGCGTCGTCCGGAATTGGCTGATTTCATGGGGCAGGTGGCAGCATGAAGCGTCGGCATCGCATGGACCTGTCGCATGACGTTCCGAAACAGGTTGCTGAATGGATGGATGAGGCCGCTCTGACACTTGCTGCGCTGCCTGCCCACGGTCTGCGTCCTTCTGGGGCTCGTGGCTTTTGGCCTGACATTGTTCCAGATGAAGAGGATCTGGAATGGACGCGTGACAGTGACATCCTGCCACCACGGCCAACGCCGGATGACGTGTCGAGAATGGACCTCGTGTTCTCCTGGCTAACGTTCCTTGGCGAGCGGAATGAGAATCGCGAGTTACGGCTTGTCGTGCAGCTTTACATGCGTGTGCATCCGATCTCAGGGAAACACCTGCTGTCATGGGAGAAAATCGGCAGAAAACTCGGCATTGGACGCAATACAGCGCAACGCCGCTACCTGACGGCCTGCTGCCTGATTGCAGAAAAAATACGAACCGGACAAATTCCGGTTGACCGTTTGGACCAAAATGCGCAATTTTCAACGTCATAGTTGCGAGGCGTGCATCCGGAAGGGTTCACGTCTTTTTTTATGCCTGCTCGGGAGGTTGAAATGCCACGTCTCAAGTGCGTTGGATCAAGCCTTCAGACGGTTGATACCCGCATCGCCAAGCCTCTCCCGAAACGGGCAGAGGCTTTTTATTTGTCTCGTCCATGGCGCCAGCTGATGAGCCGGCTTCTGAAAGAGCGTGGTCGCGTCTGTCAGGACTGCGGGCGATCGGACTGTCGGATCTTCGGGGATCACCGACATGAGCTGAAGGACGGCGGTGCTACCCTCGATCCTGCCAATATCGTCCTGCTCTGCGGCTCCTGCCACAGCAGGAAGACGGCCAAGGCAAGGGCAGATCGCAACCGGATGCGTCCGGACTGATCATGAGAGGATCGAAAACCCTCTGAAAATGGCTGAAAACCGCCAGTTTTCGTATGAAATCGAGGTCAGGCCGAGTGCCGGTGCCTCCGAGGGGTGGGGGCGGGTCGAAAGTTCAGCCCCCTCGGGCACGACAACCGCGTCAGGCTCACGCGCAGATTTTTTGCCTATGTTTGAAAACAATCAAAGAAATCAAAGGGGAAGGGACCATGGCACGCGGTGGAGCACGCCCCGGTGCTGGCCGGAAAAAGAAGACGCAGACCACTGAGGATTGGGCAGGACCGATAATTGCTGACAGCAGCACTTTGAAGCCTCTCGATTTTTGGCTGGCTATCCTGCGTGATCCTAATGCGCCGTATGAAATGCGTGCCATGGCAGCCGATAAGGCAGGCCCCTTCATTCATGCAAAGCCAGCCCCTCGTCGTGATGATCAGGGCGACTTCGGCGATATGGCCTCTTCCGGCGATGACTGGTCGGGGGTCGTGCCTAGCGCGCCTATGAGGAACTAGAACCGTCATGCTGAACCTGAGCAGGCCTGACTGGGAACAGCGGATCCGCGCTGGCCAGTCACTGCTCCCTGACGTTCAACCCATCAATCCCGAGCTTGCCGCGAAAGCTGTCACGATCTTCGACAAGTTGAGGATCCCGGACGTCATCGGCCAACCGACTTTTGGTGAGGCTGCGGGCGACTGGTTCCGCGATATCGTCTCGCTCCTGCTTGGGTCTCTGGATCCAGCCACGAATGAGCGCCGGATCCGTGAGTTGTTCCTTCTGGTTCCCAAGAAGAACTCGAAGACGACGAACGGCGCGGGCCTGATGATGACGGCGGTCATGCTCAATAAGCGACCGAATGCCGAGTTTCTGATTGTCGCGCCAACGAAAGACATTGCGGATCTCGCCTTCAAACAGGCGTCCGGCATGGTCCGTGCGGACAGGGGTCTCCAGCGTCGGTTTCACATTCAGGATCATATCAAGTGCCTGACGTTCCGGCCTACCGGGGCAACCCTGCGGGTCAAGGCGTTCAGCCCAGACGTCATGACAGGCGTGAAGCCTGCCGGCGTGCTGGTCGACGAAGAACACATCATTGCCCTGAAGTCGGACGCCGAAAGCGTCATGGGTCAGATCCGGGGTGGCATGATCAGCCAGCCGGAAGCATTTCTGGCAATTATCACCACGCAAAGCGACAAGCCGCCGCGCGGTGTGTTTCGTGAAGACCTGCTCCAGGCGAGGGCCATCCGTGATGGAAAATCCCATCGTGAGGCAGACGATGGAACGCTGATTCCGGTTGGCAATGGTATCCTGCCGGTACTTTACGAGTTTCCGGACAAGATCCAGCAGCCTGCGAAGCTTCCGGGCGAACAGGCCCCATGGGAGCATGTTGATCTTTGGGGGATGGTTCTGCCCAACGCGGGCCGCTCTATCACGGTCAAGCGGCTTCAGGAAGAATACGAAAATGCCCGGTCAAAGGGCATTCAGGAACTGGCCCGGTGGGCATCGCAGCATCTGAATGTGGAAATCGGCCTAGCGCTCCGGAGTGACCGCTGGGTCGGTGCCGATTTCTGGCAAGGGGCAGGTGATCCCGATCTGACGCTCGCTGCTCTCATTGACCGGTCAGACGTTATCGCGGCCGGCATCGATGGCGGCGGTCTGGATGATCTTCTCTCGCTCGGCGTCGTGGGGCGTGACCGCGTGACACAGCAGTGGCTGCACTGGGGGAAAAACTGGGTCTTTGAGGGCATTCTTGAGCTTCGGAAGCGTGAAGCCTCCCAGCTCAAGGATTTTGAAGCTCAGGGCGATCTGGTTATCGTCAGCACGCCTGGCGATGACATCGAGCAGTTGGCGGATGTGCTGGAAACGGTGGATCTATCCGGCAAGCTTGCCCTGGTCGGTCTCGATCCGATGGGTGTGGGCTCTATCGTGGATGCCCTGGCGGTTCGTGGAATTGAAGCCCCGCGTGTCGTGGGTGTTTCCCAGGGCTGGACATTGTCTGGCTCTATCAAGACAGCAGAACGAAAGCTGGCGGACGGCACGCTGGTGCATGGCGCTCGTCCGATCATGGGCTGGGCCATCAGCAATGCCAAAATCGAGCCTCGCGGCAATGCCCAGATCATTACAAAACAGGCTGCCGGTTATCTCAAAATTGACCCCCTCATGGCGCTTCTGAACGCCGTGACGCTCATGTCCAAAAATCCCAGCCCTCCCGAAGGGGGGCGTATTGATGACTTCCTGAAAGGCGGAATGCTCAGCGCATGACACTGCGAACAGCCTTCACTGGTCTGCTGACCAAGGCAGCCAACGCCATGGCGCTGTCTGTCACAGGTGTCAGCCTGACAGATCTGCGGCTGGGCGCTTTCATGGCGGGTGGTCCCAGTCACTCCGGTCAGCTGGTCACGGTCGACAGTGCCATCCAGCTGGACACGGTCTGGGCCTGTATCCGGCTTCTGTCGGAAACCATCGCGTCGCTTCCTCTCAAGCTCTACCAACGTGAGACAGAAAACACGTCCAATGCGGCCAGATCGCATCCCTTGTTCTCGATCCTGTACGATAAACCCAATGCAGATATGACGGGTGTGGAATTCTGGGGCTGCATGATTGCCAGTCTGTTGGCCTGGGGAAACTGCTTTGCCCAGATCCAGCGAAATGTGGCAGGACAGATCATTGCCCTGAACCCCTTACGACCTGATCGGATAACAGTCCGTCGCGATCCAGAAACGGGCGGTCTGATCTACACTTACGCCTGGCAACAGCAATATCTGACGCTCGCGGAAGACCAGGTCTTTCACATCAAGGGGTTTTCGTTCGATGGTCTGATGGGTCTGTCGCCTATTACCGTAGGCCGGCAGAGCCTCGGGTCTGCCATGGCCGCAGAAGAAACTGCCGGTAAAACTTACCGAAATGGGCTTCTGACCCAGACATACATCAAGGCTCCAGCCTATCTGACCGACGAGCAGCGCCGTATGGCAAAGGCGTCCCTGCAGGACTATGCGGGAGCGATTAATGCCGGGAAAACGCCCCTTCTTGAAGGTGGCTGGAGCGTTGAAAATATCGGTCTAGACCCGGAAGATGCGCAGTTGCTTCAGACGCGTGCCTTCAACGTTCAGACCATTTGTCGGTGGTTTGGCGTCCAGCCAGTCATGATCGGCAGCATGGAGAAATCGACGGCCTGGGGATCTGGCCTGGAGCAGATGAACCTCTGGTTTCTGCAATATGGCCTGATGCCTTGGTTGGTCCGGATCGAACAGGCCATCTCCCGCTGTCTTCTTAGTCCAGGTGATCGCCTGACCTACTTTGCCAAGCACAATGTCGATGCCCTGCTGCGGGCTGATACGGCTGGCAGAACGGCGTTCTACATTGCCGGACGGCAGAACGGTTGGTTTACGGCTAATGAGGTCCGCGAAAAGGAAGAAATGGCTCCGATGCCAGGTGGTGATGTTCTGACCGTTCAGGCGCAGATGATCCCGCTGACCGACGTCGGAAAAAGCGCCATTCAGCCTACGCTGAAGCCCGTTCCGGGTGGTCAGCCGTCACTAGATCCGGCCGCGTCCGGCACAACAGGAGATCCAGATGTTTGATGGTGATTTCCTCGCCGCCCCATTCGAGGTCAAATTTGCCTCTTCGGGTGAGCCGGGGACATTCGAGGGGTACGGCAGCGTCTTTGGGAATGTTGATTCCCATGGCGATATCGTCATGCCGGGCGCATTCAGTCAGACACTGGCCGAACGCAAGGTGCAGGGTCGCACCATCGCCATGCACGTCATGCACGGGCTTTTCGGTGGTGATGGTCTGCCTGCTGGCGTCTGGACCGATGCGTCCGAAGACAGCAAGGGGCTGCACCTCAAAGGCAAGCTCTCCGGCATGGACACCGATTACGGCAAGCGTCTGCACGGTCTGGTCAAAGATGGTGCGCTTGGCGGCCTGTCTATTGGCTTCAGTGTTCCCCAAGGCGGGGCCGTCAAGGCTGCCCAGGGCAGCGGTGCCTCTCGCCAGATCAACCGGGTCAACCTTCATGAGGTGAGTCTGGTGGATGACCCATCCAACGCCGCGTCTCGGGTCACGGACATGAAGCGCCGCTTTGAACGGTGGGGACTGAAAACGGCCATGATCCCGGACAAGGCCACGGCATCAATCGCTGCTGCCATCGGGTTGCATCAGGCCAGCCTGAAAGGCGGTCATCCGCCAAGGCAGGAAGAATGCGACGCCATGCTTCAGCATCTTCAGGAAGCGCATGAAGCGCTGACGGGAGCGCCGCTGGCACTGACGAAGAAAGCACCGTTCTCGGATGATTTCCGGCGAGTGCTGGACACGCTGTCGGGGCTGGGGATGTCGTCTCCGTCTCTGGCTGGCTTTTCGCTTCCGGATCTAACCGGGGCTGCTGGTCTCTGACCAGAACCAACCGACCACTCTCCAATGCAAGGCACCTTCGGGTGCCTTTTTTATGGGCAAAATCGATGAACGAGAACGAATACAAGCAGGCTGTTTCTGATCTTACGAAGGCCACTGAACAGGTCAAATCCTTTGCCGAGACGGCCAAGACTGAACTGAAAAACCTCGGGGAGGTCACTAAGGAGACCAAGGCTAGCGCTGATAAGGCGCTGACCGAGATGAACGTTCTGGCAGCGCGCCTGACAGACCTGGAGCAGAAAGGCTCTCGGGGCCGTGGGAATGAAGGCGAGCAGGTTCTTTCCATCGGACAGCGCTTCGTCCAGTCCGATGAAGTCAAAGCCGCAATGGCGCGGTCTTCGAACTGGAAGGGGACTGTCCAGATCGAAGTGAAGAATATCACGTCTGCTAGCTCGACTGGTGCTTCTGGAACGACAGGTCTGGTCGTTGCGGATCGTCAGCCCCAGATCATCCAGGTTCCGAACCGTCAGCTTGTCATTCGTGACCTGTTGATGCCTGGGAATACCTCATCCGGTTCGATCGACTATGTTCAGGAAACCGGCTTTACGAATAATGCGGGCTTCGTAGCGGAAAATCCTTCCGCACCGAAACCTCAGTCCGACATCGCATTTGCTCTGCTAAATCTTCCGATCCGGACGGTTGCTCACTGGGTCATGGCCTCCAAGCAGATTCTGGCTGATGCTCCGATGCTTCAGAGCTATATTGATGGGCGGCTGCGGTACGGTCTCGCCTTCAAGGAAGACGATGCCCTCCTGAATGGTGACGGTTCGGGTGTCAGCATCAAGGGGCTAATGGCGTCTTCGACTGCCTACAAGCAGCCAGCGGGTGTCTTGGTGAAGAATGAGACGATGATTGATCGTCTGCGTCTGGCCATGCTTCAGACCACTCTGGCCGAATACCCTGCCACAGGTCACATCCTGAACCCGACGGATTGGGCCAGCATCACGCTGACGAAGGACGCGCAGCTTCGGTATGTGTTTGCCAATCCTCTCGGTCTGAACGGCGCCGTTCTCTGGGGGCTTCCGGTCGCGGAAAGCCTTGCCATGGGGCAGGGCAAGTTCATGACTGGTGCGTTCCGTCTTGCGGCGCAGATCTTTGATCGTGAAGACGCAACAGTGACGATTTCCACGGAAGACCGGGACAACTTCGTCAAGAACATGGTCACGGTTCTGGCCGAAGAGCGTCTTGCGCTGGCCATCTATCGTCCGGAAGCCCTGATTAACGGCAGTTTTTCTGATCTGACAGCAGCACCTGCTGGCGGCTGATCTGGCGACTGGAGACGATCATGACGACACTCCAGACGGATGGAGCAGCGGATCCGCTGCCATTCATAGCGCTGTCTGATTTCAAGGCGGCGTTATCCATCGCAGACAGTGACACATCTCAGGACAGCGCTCTGACCAATATGCTCCTGGCAGCGTCATCCGCTGTACAGAGTTATATTGGTCGCCAGATTACGGTGGCTGACTGGACTGATCGTATTCGGATCCAGCATGGGGACAGGCAACTGTCCCTTATTCTGGGCGTCCATCCAGTCCTGTCTGTCGCAGAGGTCTTTCTGGACGGACAGTCGCTGCCAGCTCCAACTGAGGGATGGGATTTCGATCCTCTTTGCGGGATCCTGTATCCTCCAGTCGGTCCGTGGTGGTGGCCTGGACGTTATTCTGTGTCTTACCGGGCAGGCTGGACCGTGCCGGGCATGAAAGGCGCAGACGATCAGCCGCTTCCGGTCACCATGCCGCCTGATATTCGGCAGGCTGTCCTGACTGCGGCACGCTCGTTCTACAGCGCGAAAGACCGTGACCCGCTTTTAAAGTCGGAAAGCGAGCAGGGGGTAGGTTCCACGTCCTGGGCGACGCCGGATGTATCGTCAGGTGGTCTGCCCCCTGATGCTGCAGCATTCCTCTCGCGTTATCTGCCATCGGGGTTTTCGTGATGGGCTATCAGACAGATCGCCGCCGTCGTCAGATCCGGCATAAGGGGCGGAGCATGACCCTGTCCCAGGGCGGTAGTCATGGCATGACTGTGGGTCTGATTGCCTATTCCGCGCCGCCGGCTACGGCTGCACTGGAAGCCGGTGTGTCGGTCATGCCGTTTGTGGCGGAAATCACGAACGATGAACTGGCCTCTGTCCAGTTCGGGAGACCTAAGAACGGCGATCGTCTCATGGATGGCGGTCGTACCTACACGCTGACAGATGCAACGGCCGTTTATGACGGCTCTGCAATCTGCGGCTGGAAACTCTTCGCATCGGGTGGAACATGACCAGTCCTGTCGTCTTCGACGATGCTTTCGCACGCGCAAAGGCCGCGGCTGCACCTCTTGGTCTGGAAGTCCTGGATATCTTTGATCAGGATCGGGAAGACCATATCCAGCCATGGGTCTATTTCGAAATTGCCAGCGCATCTGCCGATCGTCTTGGGCTAGGTGAAATCGTCGATGAGGAAACAGGGCAAGTCTGGCTGCATCTGATGGTTCCGCGTCTCAGTGGCTCGCGGGATGCCATCACCCTGCGCAAGGCGCTTTCTGTGGCCTTCCGTGTTCCGGTCTCTCCGCTGCCGATCGGTCTTTATTACGACGGCCAGGGGTTTGATCCCCCCAACGCTGACGACAAAGGCAACTGGTTCCGGTTCTCGCTGATGGTCGATTACCGATACCAGGACCGCGTCCTGTAACGCTTTCAGATCCAGAGGTCAGATATGGCATACACGGGACAGACGGCGGGCGTTCATGCCGGCGTCCAGTCCAACGACGTTGAGCTGTCGCTGGCTCTGGAGCTGGATTACGGACAATATTCCGGCGGAGCGTTCCAGCAGCTCCGTTTTACAAACGAAACCCTCCGGGAACAGAGTCAGCGGATCCGTCCACCAGAAATCATGGGACGCGGTGAAGTCTGTCCGGCTTTCACGTCGCAGATCTCAATTTCAGGAACCCTGACAGGCGCGTTCTCAATCGGGGGATATGACAGGCTGTTCGCTGCCATTCTCGGCTCAACCCCTCAGAACGGCAGCATGCTGAATGACAGACAGGTCCGCTCCTGGACGCTCTGTGCGCGGTATGGCGCGGGCTGGATCGTCCGTTACGGATGTGTCTGCACCAAAGTCCAGCTGACCCTGTCGCAGGGATCTTACGCGCAGGTCGCGTTTGATTTCACCTGTGCGGAACAGACCTACGTGACGCAGGATCCAGCCACATTGCGGCTGGAAGCGCCGGTGGGGGCTGTTCTCGATACGGCGGGAAACTTTGACGGCCTTCTGATCGACGGAATGCCAGTGGACGGAGCCGTGCGCAGCTTCAGTCTCACACTGGGGCGCGATGGATCCACGCCTGAATATGGCCTGGGTAAAGCTGGTCCCTGCGGTCAGAAGCCTGACGATTTAACGGCAACAGGCAGCGTCCAGATCTTCTTCAGGAGCTTTGACCTGTATCGCCGCTATCAGCGCGGGCTCTCTGGTCCTGTGGTGATCAGCGTCAATGACGGCAATGGAAATGCCTATGTGTTTTCGTTCCTGAACGCGACGCTTCAGAACCCCAGAATCAACGCGGGCGGCCGCAATACCTCAATTCTTGCCACCTTCGACATCGAGGGAAATCCGCTGCCAGGCGGCGGAACTTTTGCCCTGTCCCGACACACTGACCCGATCAGAAACATCAGTGTTTCAGGCGCGCCAGTGACATTTAATGGAACGGCTCTGAGGCCGTAGGAGTGATTGACCGTGGTTGAAATATCCACGTTGCCAGAAGAGCGGCTTCAGGCGGGAGACGCCATCCTCTTCGTGCGGATTGTTGGGGGTGTCGCGCAGGCTTACAAGCTCGATGGCGAATATGTTTCCAGCTTTTCAGATGTTGCCGGGCTTCGCGGCGTGGCTCAGGAAGCCATAGCGTCTTCTGAGGCGGCCCTGAATACGCTGGCAGGACTGACGGTTGACGGAAATTCCGCCAAAGTCCTGCTGACAGATGCACTCAAGGGAAATGCGCCTCTCAACTGGCGCGGCTATTGGGATGCCGCCCGAAACAGTCCGTCCCTGACCAGCGGCCAGGGCGCAGAAGGCGACCTTTATATCGTCTCCAGTGCCGGCACGACGGATCTGGATGGGCACGCGGCGTGGACGGCCGGGGATGCGGCATGGTTCACCAGCGGACAGTGGCAGTATTTCGCCCGTGCGGGCTGGGCTGCCGTCGCGCAGACCCTGACGGGCCTGTCCTCGGTCGCTGCGGGCCAGAGCACAATCCGCACTCCGGGGTCATCGCGGTGGTCCATTGCCTGGCTGGATGATCTCGGCGGAATCATCGCGGGCATTCTCGCAGACGGCTCCCCCCAGTTTCCAGGCACGTCTGCCCTGATCGGCCCCTCTGAGATTGTCACGTCCTCGCTGCCGGGTTCGGGTGTCCTGACCCTCGATCAAACCGGGGGCGTGGTGGATAACCGCTCCACTCTCGCATTCCCTGGCATTGTTGCAGATACGCGTGGGCCTGTTGCAGCGAACGTCACATGCCGTGCGCCTGGACATCTCGATGATGCGCGCGTCGGGTACGTTGCGAATGACCGCTGGCAGTTCCGTGGGCGGCATTACACCTGCCTGCGCAATGGTGCGGGCGGCGCGGTCTGGGATCTGACACCTGACGTTGCACCTGCCTGCCCTGGGGATGTGTTCGGAACCGACCTTGCCGGTGCCTGGGGCGTGGATGCGGTTGTTGCTGGCTTTACGGGGCCAGCCTTCGATGTCACCACGACAGCCGGGGGCGCTTCGGTTGTCACGACGGTGCCGATTGTCGCAGGCGGCAAACATGACGCCGGCATTCTCTCCCGTGCGCTGATCGCGCGTGACAGCGGGACAACGGCCGAAATCACCACGCTGTATGACCAGTCTGGAAACGGGCATCAGCTGACGGGCTCTTACGGATCAGCCCCGAAAATCGGTGTGGTCACGGTCAACGGCTTTACGGCCATCTCCTTTGATACGTCTGGCGCTTCGGCTGCACGGTCTTTGAAGAATACTGCGGTGTCTCTTGCGTCCGGCACATTCACGGCCCTGGCGTTTGGCCGATGGGCCGGAACGAACGCTGCATCAGATGAGCGCATTCAGCTTCTGACGGTCGGGTCCATTTCGACCATCAGCGGCATTAATGAAGATGGGAAGCTCGGCGTCTATGATGGCACGTCCTACGTTCAGGGCAGCCAGTATCAGCTGTGCAATCCATCCATGGTGGGGATCAGCGCGGCCGGGGGAACGTCGGTTTCAACGTGGGTGGGCGAAGCCTCCGCGCCTCTGACAGTCCCTGCCGGGGTGCTGTCCAAGACGCTGACAGGCTTTACGCTTGGCTCTTCCGGTCTGGGAAATGCCTGTAATGGCGTTCTGACGGGTGTGGTCCTGGCGAAACGTGCAGCCACAACGACCGACATTCAGCGCGCGAACCGATCGGCCGCGCTGCGCTGGAATTACACGCCGCAGGTCAAGCCGCGCCTGTTCTGCATTGGGGACAGCCGCACGGCGGGCTACATCAACGCAGACTGCCAGAACTGGCCAAGCATGATCGGGGATTATCTGGATCAGCCGCTGGAGGTGTTCAACCTTGCTGTTTCCGGTTCGCAGACAACAGACTTCATTCCCAACACGCAGCCGGGTCTCATCACTGAACTGAAAAAGGGCGGATACAACCTGGCGACCATCTGGCTGGGGATCAACGATTTCAGCCACGGTAAAGACAAGGCCGCAACGCTTCAGAATGTCCGGGCGATTGCCTCCGCTGTTCTCGCTGCCGGTGTCAAACACGTCTGGATCATTTCCGAGGCCAAGGTCGGGGATATGGACTGGTTCTGGCAGTATTTCCCGGCTGGCCAGCATCCGAACATCACGCTTCTGACGCCGTTCCTGAACGGGCTCCCGCTCTCGGTCAATGCTGCCGGAAACTTCGATGCTCTGGTCTGGCATGGGGACACCATCCACCCGTTTCCGTCGGGTGGGCGCACGCTGGCATCCCTTGCAGGCCGCGATATCAACGCTTTTATTGCACAGGATCTTGATCAGTGAGCTACGTTCAGACGCACACGATTGCAGGTCAGACGGCCAGCGGCCGGCTTGGCTATATTTTCCCGACCAGCCAGCAGCCTGTTTATGCCAGCCGGTTCTCGTCCCCGCTCGATAACCTGGCAGAAAGCGGCGTTCCTGCCGCTCCTTTTCTGTCGGTTCCAGCAGCGTCTGATGGGGAAGTGACCCTGGGGCGCAGTCTGCCGACGCCTGTGGCCATTCAGACGCCTGTTGCCCAGAGCGCTGACATGACTCTGCTCTTCGTTGCCCGTTTGCCAAACGCGCCGATGGATGGAGATGGCAATATCGGTGTCATGGGCGCAACCTTTTATAACTCAGCCAGCAAGGCGGCCTGGGCTGGCTTGTCGTTCGGCTTAGGAAGAAATTACGCCTATCTATACGTCGCCAACGAGGTGAACGACGCCATGTCGACTCAGTTTGGGGGCGCATCGCTGACGGATGCGCAGGCGCAAACTTGGGGATTGTACGCCGCACGGATCAGTTCGTCTGGCGGAAGCGGAATTACGGCGATAATTCAGGCGCTGACGGCCGGCACACAACAGGTTCAGAACTGGTCTGGCACGATGTACGCCAAGGATGGGGAAACCCCAACCGTCATGCTTGGCGCTGATTATCTCCCCCTGTTCGGAACAAAACAGCCCATCCAGATCAAGCGGAGCTTCCTGTGGAACATGACGCTGTCTGATGCGGAAGTGGACGCCATGGCCACGCTGATCCGTGCTGACCTGGCAGCCGAGGCGATTACCGTCTGATCCTCAATCCTTCTGACTGTTCACGTCACCGCCCTCTGAGGCGGTTTTTTTATGGATGAATCCCATGACGACTTATTCAGGATCCACGGCAGGTTTCCTGGCCGCTGCCCAAGCGAATGCGGCCGTTCTCGCTTTTGCGAAAGAGGACAATTATGCCGCCATTCCAGCGGCTGCGTTCCAGAAGACCCGTTTCACGGGCGAAAGTTTCAAGCCAACGGACAGCCGGCAGCGTCCGGATGAAATCAACGATCTGGCCGAAGCTGCGCAGGCTGTCACCACACAGGTTTCAGTCTCTGGCACACTGTCCGGTGCCCTGTCCGTCGGCACCTATGATGATCTTCTGGGGGCCGTGCTGTGTAATGACTGGGCCGAGGACGGCACGGTGCGCAATGGCAAGGTTTACAAGACCTGGTCCATTGTCGAAGCGATTGGCGAGAAATGGTTCGTCCGGCCGGGTGCCATCTGCACCAGCGCGCAGCTGACGTTCTCGCAGGGCTCCTTTGCGCAGGTCTCTTTTGACTTTACGGCCGCGCGCCAGGATCAGGCGGACGCAGATCCGGCCTCGGGCTATCTGGACGCGCCGACCGGCACGGTCCTGGACACAGTGGGGAATTTCGGTGGTGTCACGATCGATGGCACGACGCCGGACGGCTGCATCCGGACCCTGTCCATCAAGCTCGACCGGAACGGTAGCGGTGCAGACTATGGCAACGGTCATGCCGACGCCTGCGGTGTGCGCCATGGCGAGCTTGAAGCGTCTGGCCAGCTCCAGATGTTCTTCAAGTCCTACGCTGTCTATGAGCGGTATGCGTCCGGCAAGGGCGGTCCGATCGCTGTCACAGTCACTGACGGGACAGGAAACGGCTATGTGCTGACCTTCCTCAACGGCGTTCTGCTGAACCCGCAGATCAATGCCGGCAGCAAGAATACCTCCATCATGGCCACCTTCGACATCGAGGGAAATCCGGCGGCCGGTGGGGGCACCTTCCTGATTGCGAAGATCAAGCCGGCTGGCGGCTGATCCTTCCTTTTTGTTGTCCTGAATGACCGCCTCCGGGCGGTTTTTTTATGTCTCACGGGCTGACATCAGCCCTCAGATCAGAGTGAATCAATACCATGGCAAGACTGTCTTCCTTCACCCGCAATCAGTCCCGCGTTTCTGAAGGCGAGCGCATTGTCGTCGGCCCTGCCGGCGAACAATTTGGCATCACGACCCGTGGCTTTACGCCTGCCTATCGGGATACGTTCTATGCGCTCAAGGCTGAAGCCGCACGTCGTCTGAACCGCACGATCGTGCCAGGTGCAACGCTGTACACTCCAGACACGCTGCCGCCGTCCGAGGAAGACAAGGTCCAGGGCATTGCCATCTCCCGTGAATGCGTTCTCGGGGTGGACGGACTTCAAAAGGACGATGACGGCCCGGACATCACGGTGGATGAGTTCAAGGCCATGCTGGAAAGCGGCAATTATCCGGTTCTGGTCTTCCTGGCGATTTCTGCGGCGGGCCGGGTCGGTGACGAACGGGTGCAGCAGAACGAAGCTGCTGTGGGAAACTGATCAGCGCCCTGGAATGGGAGCTGGACTGGGGTGGGTTTGTCGGTGACGGAGAAAGTGCCGAAATCCGTGAGTTCCTGCTCGAACAGCGGGTTCTCCCCCATCCCTGGCTGAGTCGGCCGTGGCGTTGCTGGCATGAGCTGCAATATGACCGGCAATGGGTCGAAGACCTGGTCGGCGTGGGTATGGGCAAAATCCGGGGTATTGCCCGGCCTTTGCCCATCCAGTGGGTCACGATCGAAGCCTGGTGTGAGGCCAATGACCTTCCATCTGAAGAGCGGGTCTGGCTCCTGTTCCAGGTGCGCGCAATGGATGCCGTTTTTGTCCGGCACAGAAATGCAAAAATTACAGCAGAAGTCACCAGCTTCATGCGAGGGTAACGATGGCAAAACCGCGTTCCGTGGCCCGAAGTATTCGCCTGTTCGCGGATCGGACCCTCTCTCCGGCCGCGCTATCCGCAAAACTGGCGCAGATCGCTATCCAGGAGCGGGACGCACTGGTCAAGAGCGGAGAAGCGCCGCCGCACTGGACCACCACTGTGGATGGCCGTCTGGGCGCTCCGGAAACGTCTGTCCGGCCGGATGGCTTCATTCTCTACAAGTTCAATACCCTGGGGCTGGCCGTCAAAGCCGCGCTCCAGATCTGCAAAGACCGCTCTCCGGTACGGTCTGGAATTTATCGGAATACCTGGATCGCTGCCGTCGATGGCAAGCCCTGGCGCGGGGATCTGTCCGAGATCCCGGACAATGTGGAAATCATGATCGTGAATCCACAGCCCTATGCCCGGAAAATCGATACGGGTGCGATGAAGGGCATGAGCGTTCCGCCTGGCATTGTGGAAGCGGCCAGGCAGTACGTTCAACGCCAGTTTCCAACGGTCACCGCACAACGGGCCTTTGTGTCTATCCCGGCCGGCCTCTTCAACAATGCCCCTTATATCCTGCGACGCAGTCAGGGGCGTTCGAAGGACAGGGCGGCCGGAAAACCAATCACTTACCCGGCCTTAATTCTTACAAGAAGAAACTGATTACTTGTCGCAATCTATTGTCAGTTCTTTCCGAACGCCATCATTGTCTGTGCTGATGACTTTGTATCCCGTTGGGCACTCTTTATTTGCTCGTTCGTAGCAAATACGGAGCGGGGCAGCAGTTCCGCAGCCGATGATGTGATAAGCGCCGCCGCCCGGTTTTGGGACTGATGAGGCAGTCGTGCAGGCCGTCAGAGCTAACGGAAGGCCCAGTAAAAATTTCCAGTTCATCGCAATAACCTCTTAGTAAATCCAGGGGACGCTACCATGCCGACTGTAGAACAGCTTAAAGTCGCTTTTGACAGTCAAATCGCGTCCTCTGCCGCCGCCGATACTGACGCATTGAATAAGCTGGCCGATGGTATCGACCGTGTAGGCGATTCCGTCGAAGTCACAGACACGAAAATAACCCGATCCGGGAAAAGCGGTCCAGGATATGTCAGAAGCTGGGACGCGGTGACTAAATCCGCAACAGCCCTGACCAAAGCACAGACGGCGCTGAAGGACGCTGAAGACAAGCTGGCAGAAAGTGTGCGCCGTGGTGAGGTCACGCAGGAAGAGGCTGGCCGTGCGATTGACGCGCAGCGGGAGAAAGTCAGCAAGCTCGTGACTGCCCATGAAGAGGCTGTGGCTGCCACAAAGAAATCCACTGATGGCCTGAAAGAAACGTCGGAAACGGCTAAGGTCTCCAGCTATCAGCTGGGCATTCTGGCAGACGAAGCACACAAGTTTTTCGACCAGGTCGCCAGTGGAGGATCTGCTTTGAAAGCTGCCTTCTACCAGGTGCCGAACATGGTCCAGGTGGTCGGTGGCCTTGGCAATGCCGTCCAGCTGGTCGGCGGTTACATGAAGCTGGGTCTTGCTGCCGGTGCTCTCGCTGCGGGTGCTGCCATTTACAAGATGGGGGCTTATGCCGAGGCCGAGCAGGAACAGCTGGCCGGCCTATCGCAGCATCTGCGAGCCACACGGGATGACTACACCGCCATGGCGGCTTCCGCCGAGTCCGCGGCACGCAAGCTCTCATCCACCAGTGGCCTGTCTCTTGAAGACAGTCGGTCCGTTACAACCACATTTGCTGCCGTTCCGACCATTGATAGCTCAAGCCTTCAGAAGCTGTCTGCGGAAGCGCGGGATCTGGCAGAAGTCATGGGTGAAACGGTGCCAGAGGCGGCTAAAGAAATGGCGGCCGCCTTTACCGACCCGGCCAAAGCAGCTGAAGATTTTGCCAATAAGGGACTGCTTGGCGTTCATAGGGGGCTGGTCGACCAGATTTCAGATCTTCAGAATTCTGGAAACCGCCTTCAGGCTTGGCAACTGCTTATGCAGCAGGTCGGAACAGCTACGGCTGGCGCAGCAGAGCATGGCCTGACGCCTCTTCAAACGGCACTTCATGACCTGAGCACTGCCTTTTATGGCCCAATTGACGGCGCAAAATCTCTGGCTCAGTGGCTGGGCGATGGCATTGACGTTGCCGCGACAAAGGCCGTGCGCAGCCTGGCTGAAGTCCTGAACGGAATTAACAAGATCCGGACGTCAACGCTGAATGGCGACGATCTGAGTGGGATCACGCAAAAATCCAGCGTCTCATCTTCCTCCAGCCTCTCAGACATTATTGACAGTGTCGGGACGAAACTGAATGCGCCGTCTGATGTCATCTCGCTGGCACATCGGATGCAGCCCATTGAAAGTCCCGAGGGACAATACAAGAATGGCCGGGTTGTCGTCTCGTCTGCTGGTGCTGTTGGCGCCATGCAGGTCGAGCCTTCGAATGCAAACGGCAATGACCTGAATGATACAACCGGCAATGTGACTGCCAGTGAGCAGTACCTCATCAAGCTGTATCAGAAGTACAAGGGCAATCAGATCCTTGTGGCGATGGCGTACAACTGGGGGCCGGGCAATGTCGATGACTACCTGAGCAGAAAAACGAACACGGTCCCAAGTGGTGTCCTGGACTATGCGCAGTCAGTCACGGGCGGTCAGGCGTACAGCGCCACAACAGTCGCAGCCAAACGGACCTCAGTGGATGATGCGTTGGCCACGTCTAACGGGTCCACATCTGCGGCGTATCAGTCAGAGTCGCAGGAAATCGCGAAACTGACGCAGGCCCAGAAAGATCTGTCAGATCTTCGCAAGGCTGGTGTTTATACCGACGGGGAATACGCCACTCAGATGCAGGGGCTGACAGAACGTCTGGGCGTACACCGCGCAGCGCTGTTGAACCTGCGAGACCCGATGCAGGAACTCACGCATCAGCAGGGGCTGGCAGAGCAATCTGCTCATACCTATTCGGCAGCAGAACAGGCCATGGTCCAGGCTGACCAGGCAGCCGAACAGGCGGCGCAGAAACTGGGACAGGCGCATGCAACGGCGGCGCAGCTTCAGGCGGCTGAGGCCGGTCAGCAGGCTATTCTGACAGATCAGTTCAATAACTCTGTGGCGGCTGTTAATCGGCAGACAGCGGCGCAGATGGATCTGGTGGCAGGCTATGACGCCACAAAGGGGCCGCTTGCGCAGTATCTTAACGCTGAAGAGGCAGCCGAGAAGGCACGGGACACGTCCACCGAAGGCACAAAGGAACAATCGCGCCAGATCCTGATCTGGACGGGCGTACTCAACTCCGCAACAGCGGCCAAAGTGGACCTGGCATCCGCTGGGAAGCTGTATGGCCAAAGCCTCGATCTTGACTACATCAAGACGGAAACAGCGTTGCTCGGGCAGAATTCGGATGCGGTCTCGGTTCAGCTCGCCGTCCTGAAAGAACGTAATCAGATCTTGAAGGACGGAGGGAATGCGGAAAGCGAGGCTAACAAGAAGAATCTGGACAACGTTGCGGCGATCCAGTCGGCCACGAATGCCTATCAGCATCAGCAGGACACGCTGAACGAACTGACCAGTGACATCTCCTCCGCAGCGGACACGCTGTCGAGCAGCTTCACACAGGCCCTGGTCAACGCCTCAAATGGTGGGGTGACGTTCAAGTCTGCCATGCAGGGTGTGGAAAGCCAGCTGATCTCGATGATTGCCAAGCTGGCGCTGATCAATCCGCTCCTGAGTGCGATCGATGGCAAAAGCCGGACAACACTGGGGGACGTCTCTTCCATTCTGTCTGGTGCTTCCTCTTCTGGCGTTACCAGCACGAATGCGATCAGCGCTTACTCTGGCGGATGGGGTTGGAACCCTGTGAGTTCCGCCGGCTCTTCTGCTTCCTCTACTAGCTCTCTTGGCGGACTGGGCAGTTCAACGTCCTGGCTCTCCTCCGGGCTTAAAACCAATCTGTTTGGAACTGCTACGGTCGGAAACCTGCTCGGTGGTGTTGGTGGCGGGTTCGGGATCGGCTCTGCCCTGTCTGGGATTGGCGGTGGAACCAAGAGCAACGGAACGATTGGGAGTGCTGTTGGTGCGGCGGCTGGTGCAGCGGCCGGATCCTTCATTCCGGTTATCGGCACCATGCTGGGCGGCCTGATTGGCGGCGGTCTGGGCGGGCTCTTCGGTGGCATGTTTGGCCACAAGAAAAATCCGTACACGATCGACCAGGTCATGACGACGGACGGTCAGCTATCCTTGGGCAAGACCTGGAATCAGGCCCAGACCGACCAGATCACAGAGCAGCTGAAGAGCGATATTGCGTCCTTCAATTCTGTTCTGTCCTCTGCCGGCGTGACGATTGGCGGCGGTGATGGCGGCCTGCTCGGAACGGTTCGTGACGACAAGAACAACAAGGATGCGTTTTTGCAGTCTGTGTCGCTGACGGACCTCCTGAAACAGGCGACCTACAACACATCAGATGCGACATTCAATCAGGCGCTTCAGCAGGGCCTGCCGAGTAATGCGACCTCCGTGTCGGATTACGCGACAGCCATTCAGAACCTGAAGACCATGGCTGATACTGTCGATCAGCTCGGCGTTGCTGTCTCGAAGTTCAATTCGGACGGCACCGTCACGGTCGGGACTTTCACCCAGGTGACCGGGGATCTGAAAACAGCGCTGACGACGGCTCTGGGCGGGAAAACCCTGTCCACGTCCGATCTCCAGACGCAGATCTCGACTGTCACCACGTTCGTCAACACAACCATGCCGGATCTGCTCAAGGCCACTGTCTCCGGGCAGCAGTCCTGGGTGGACCAGATGGCGGCCTTGCGACAGACCTATGATGTCGCGGGCTCTCAGGCCGGCGCATACGGGCTGGACGGAACGCAGCTCAATGCAAAATACCAGTCTCTCTATGACGAAGGATTTGCAGAACAGCTGGACACGTTACGCGATTCAGACACGTCCGTGAGGGCGCGCTATCTGACGGCGACGGGTGACGATCAGGGGGCTGCCCTTCTGAATTTCGACACCAGTGCCGATCAGCAGCGCAAAGCCCTGGATAGCGCCTGGCAGTCGTTCCTGGGGGATGCCTATAAAAGCAATGACGAATACCTGGATGAGTCTGCGGATCTCGAAAAGGCTCTGGCCGCTGAACGGCTTCAGATTCAGGAGCAGTACAACGGCACCAGCCTGGCGCAGATGAAGCAGTATCAGGAGCAGGCGCAGCAGTCTCTGGGGTCGGTGTTCTCCAGCCTGGCAGACTATGCCCGTGGTCTGGATACCTCGGACGCATCCCCATTGTCCGCGCAGATGCAATATGCCGCTGCCAACGACAATCTCCAGTCCGACTACAAGGCGGCCATGGCGGGGGATTATGATGCCCTGTCACGGATCCAGTCGGATGCCAGCACGTTCCTGACGGCTTCAAAAACCTATCAGGGGTCCGGGACTGGCTATGCTGGCGATTTTTCCAGTGTGGCCAATATTCTGAAATCCCTGGGAAGTGCTGATACTGGCAGTCTGACCACGTCTCTGGTCCAGCAGCTTGTGCAGGGCCAGTCGGACACCACATCCGGCAGTGTCTCCACAACCGCGCTGTCTCAGGCTGCGGACAAGCTGACGGCGTCGGTCGGTGCGACAGCGTACCCTAACGGGTCTCAAACCCTGTCTGGAGCAGCCGCGCAGACAGATCAGGGGGCTGGCCTGGGTGCGGGCACTGTGTCCTCAATAGGTCTGTCTCAGGCGGCTGAGACGTTAATGTCCTCTATCGGACAGATGACGTTCTCCGGCATTGCTCAAAGCCCGTCCGGAACAACGGCGTCCGGCACGTCTCTGGCAAGCCCGGACGTCCAGACGCTTGTGACAAGCCTGTCTGGCACAGAGAGCAGCCTTCTGGATCTTCTGAATCAGCTGCTTCAGAAAGTTCAGGATCAGACCGCAGGAACGCAACAGGTGCCAGTCCAGCTGGACGCCATCATCAAGGTTCTGGAGACCATGCAGAAGGACCAGAAGCTGAAAGCTGCCACGGACGCCACGCGGCCGAGGGCAGCCTGATGCGGTTTCGCACAATTGAAATGGATATCGTTCTGCCGACTGTCATTCAGCCGGCAGCGGTTCCAGGCTGGGGTGATGCGCCTTGGGGCGCACTGACCCAGCTTTCTGACAATCCTGAATCTCTTGAAACCCTGCGCTATTCCGATGCGGGCTATGTGGACGAAAACCACGTCCCGTATCCGCCGTATGTGACCCAGGCACTCGATCTGACGCGGTCCCTGACCCTGTCAGCCGATGCCCTGGGCGGATCTTTCTCGATCGGAATCCTGACGCTGGCCAATCCGGATGGCGTTCTGGATGGCCTGCTCCAGACCCGCGTGAATGATCATCTGCCTGTGCGGATCCGTGAGGGCACGCGCCTGTGGGATGGCGCGCGCCAGATCTGGACAGACCCACCTTCAGCAGGCCTGAATCCGGTTTTTTCCGGATTGGGGAAAAACTGGCAGCCGGGTCTGAACAGCGTGTCGATTACGCTGCTCGATGCCACGTACTGGCTGGACGGCACCATGCCGGTTTCAATCTATGGCGGTACCGGCCGGCTGGATGGGGACAGCAATGTCTCCGGCCGGAATATCCCGCGTCTGCGGGGGCGGGTCTGCAATATCTCGCCTGTGCTGATCGACAGCGCCAATTATGTCTATCAGCTCTCGGACGGTCCGGTCTCCATCACGGCCCTGTATGAAGGCGGTTTTGGCGGTGGCATTGCGTTCGGGGGAATGGTCACGGATCTCTATGCCGTTTCTCCTGCTCCGGGCACCTATACGGTTCTGTCCAGCAGTGCGGGAACATGGATCCGCCTTGGGACGAAGCCCGTCTATGGCATCACCGTGGACGCCGTGGGCCGGTTCCGTTCCGGGGCCAGCCCTGAAAACGTCCTGGACGTCTTGCGCCAGCTTCTGATTGAGGACCTGGTCCTGCCGGCACCCTACATCGATGCTGCCTGGCCAGCCTTCTCTGACCTCGCGCCCTATTGGGGTGGGTGGTACTGGGATGGATCGGACAGTGTGACGGGACGCCAGGCTGTGACCACGCTTCTGTCTGGTCTCGGAATTTCCCTGGTGCCGACGCGGACCGGAACGCTGCGGCCGATCCGGCTGCGGGATCCGGCCGAGGCGGGCGCGCCGCTTCTGACCCTCACTACGGATCTGATCAGCGCGATCAGCCCTGTAGCTCTGGACAGTTCTCTTGATCCGCCAACCTGGCGCTGGCGTATTGGCTGGCAGCACGTCTTCACGGTTCAGACATCCGGCTCTGGCCTGCATCCGCAGGCCGCATCCGACCGGCAGTCCCTGATTGCCGAAAGCGACCGGGGTGCAGTGTGGTTTGATACCGCCATCAAGGCGTCCTGGCGGGTGCCTGGAGATCCGGCACTGATCACAACAGCCCTGGCCAATCAGGCAGACGCGCAGGCCATTGCAAACTGGCATGGCGCTGTCTGGGGCCGTCGCCGGCATCTCTGGGCTGTGGATGTTCCGCAATCCGCAGCGCTCGCCGTGGATCTCGGGGATCCTGTTCTGCTCCAGGCGCCTGTGCCTGGTGCGAAAACGGCCGTTCCGGGTGTGGTGATCAGCGAACACGTCAGCAGTTCCAGCACGACAACAACCCTCACGATACTGGTCTGACACAATGCAAAACTGTGGTTTTGGCTGGGAGAACCGCGTCCTGGACGCGGCGATCGCGGTTAGTGGTGAGGTGCCCGGTCTGCCGGGAACCAACCTGCGCAATCAGCACGGTGCGGCCAGTCTTGGCTGGCGGGTGCCCTCCACGGGGGGCACGCTGACGCTGACCCTGTCCGGATCTGCACCCGTTCGGGCGATCAGCCTGCACCGGACCAATCTGTCCGCAGCGGCAACCTGGCACATCGAACTGCGTGCGGGTGGAAACAGGACATATTCCTGGGATGGATCTGCGGCGGTGGCGGGTGGTCAATGCGTTCATGTTCTGCCTGCCGGCCTCTCGGCGGATACCATCACGCTCTGGGTGAATGATCCGAACAATCCGGACGGTTTTCTCTCAATCCCGTTGGCCTTTGTCGGTCCTCTCTGGCAGCCGGCGCGGAACTACTCCACGGACAGCACGGAAACCCTGACGGTCGGCCAGCAGAGCACGACCACGCTGTCAGGCGGTGAATTCGTGGATGCGCGCTATGTCCAGCGCGGCCTGTCGATCGCGCATCAGTCCTATGGCGATGCGGATGCAGCTGTCCTGCGACAGATCCAGCGGGCCGCCGCTACGGGCCAGAATATTCTCTTTATCCCGGATCCGGACAGCGACCCTCCAGCGCTGGCTGAAACCGCACTGTTCGGGCGGCTGTCTGGCGGGGATCTCTCCAATCCGTTCGGGCCGGCTGATCGCCATGCCCAGACCCTCACTCTGACGGAAAGGCTGTGACATGGCAGCGCCCCTGCTCCTGGACCTTGTCCTGGAGACCTCGACCACACCGGGAACCGCATCATTCGTTTTGAATGGGGCCGTTCAGGACCGACGCTCGTTTGCGGCCGCCGCGCCAGGCGGTGGGCAGGTGTTCTATTTTGCCGATGATGGCACGCAGGCGGAATGGGGTGTGGGTGTCCTGACAGTGGGCACACCGAACACGCTCAGTCGCCAGACCATCCGGGGCACGACGCAGAATTCCACGTCAGCCCTGAATTTCACCGGGACGGTCCGGGTGTATTCCTGGGTTCCAAGTTCCTATCTGCCGCTTCTGGATGGCAATGGCCTGCTGACAGTGGCGGGTCTGTCCACTGATGCAGCGGCAATCAAGGCGCTTGTCGTGTCAGGCAGTGCCCTGGTGCCGAATGTCAGTGACTGGGGCAGTCAGCAGTCCGTGCCTGCGATTCAGGCCGATGCCCGGTACCTGCGGAAATATGGTGACTCCGCCGCAGTGGCTCCGGACCTGCTCACGATCTATCTGGGCAATGGTCAGCTCGGGGCTTATGCAGGTGGAAACTGGCACACCTTCCAGCCCGCAGGCGATTATGCCACGAATGCCCGCGTCAATGACGTCGCCAGTAGTGCAGCCAACGCGGCCAGCTCTGCCAGCGCCAATGCAGAGACCCGAATTCTGCGTGCGGGCGACACAAGCCAAAACCAGACCGTCAATGGCTATCTGACGGTTCAGTATGGCGGAGGGAAATTCAGCTTCCAGCCAGACGGAAACGCCGTGGCCTATGACGGGTCGGGGAATGCCTTTTTCTCCGTGTCTTCGGGCACCATCAACTGGAACGGCCATGGCTTTGTCTTCACTGACGATCTGCCGCTCCCCAAGACGGACAAGATTGTCCGCATGATTGTCCGTGGGGTCGCGTCTCAAAGCCGCGTGACGTTCTCTTCCGGCTTCTCGGATACGCCGCAGGTGATGGCGCAGAACGCCAGTCCGAGCGACGCAAACTGCAAGGCAGTCAATGCCGATGCGGGTGGCTTCACGTTGTGGATCAACGGCGGCGGCACAACAGACATCACGGTATTTGCAATCGGACCCAAATAAATGACCACTGCTCTTGAGGCCATCAAGGCCGCTTATCCGGATCGCTATTATGCGGCCACGGATGGCACGACCGTCACGGGCGTTTATGACGCCTGGTCCGGCACCACGGAAGATCCGCAGGCCCGCATCAATGTGCTGGATCTGCCGGCTGCCTCCAGCCTGATCGTGCTGACGGCCGACCAGTTTTCTGACACGGTCGGGGCCAGCAACATCCCTGTCAGCAATGGCGCGCTGACCTATGGTGGGCGTTATGTCGCCTGTTACGACCACACGGCCGCGCAGCCGACTGCGATCCTAAGCTGGTTCGATCTGTGGACGCTTGGCTCTCATGCCAATCTCCCGGCCCTGGCCGACATGCATTTTCTGTCTGCGGCTGAATGGCAGGCTCTGGGCGGGGATTATGGCTACAAGGGAAACAAAGGTCTTCAGGACGGCAAAATTGTGGATTACACGCCGCCGCCCGCGCCCATTCCGCTGACACTCCAGGCCGAGACCGAAAAGACCTGGATCCAGCAACAGGCCAGCCTTGCCGCTGCCATGGGCGAGACCTTCACCGACGCCATGAAGGCTTACGTGAAAGCTGTCGCAGCGATTGCCAGCAGTACTGACACGACTAGCACGGCATTGCCCGCGCGGCCCGATCCAGTCATGGCCTGATCGCCAGCCCTTACACTTACGCCTGTTCTGACAGCTGCCTCCGGGCGGCTTTTTTATGGAAAAATCATGCCTGATACACAGACCTCCGCTCCAAGCCTGAATGCACCTGCAAGCAAGGACGAGGTGATCCGGATCCTGGAAGACCGGGTTCTCAAGCTGGAAACTCTTGTCTCTGCCCTTGGCGACAATCAGTCTGATCTGCGGGCTGAAATGCGCTCTGAGATCGCGTCCCTGCGCACTCAGATCAGCGATCTGAAGGAAGACCTGGAAGACGGGATTAAAGCGCTTGGATCCAAGGTTGACCGCGTCATGGGTGGTAAGGCCGTTGTCACGGCGCTTGTCACCTTGGCAACGTCAATCCTTGGATCTGGGGTGGTTCATTTGGTGGTTTCGATTGGAGGATGACGAATAAACTGATAATTTTCTGAATATATAGAAACGATATACGGTATATATAATAATTCAAGTAATTTTTAATTTCCTTGGGAAATATAAGTTAACCTTGGATTATGCTTGACTTATAAAATTTGTCGAGATTTCTATGTTGAAATAATTTGAAGGATTCGCTCAATGACGGTAGATGAAATTGACTTTGGGTCAGAAGATGCGCGAAATTTGCGCCTTAGAACTGATGAAGAAAAGAAAGTTTTTCTTTCAAGTTACGTTCTCCCGTCGAAATTTAAGCTAGAAGACTTCCTTGAAGGCTACAAATATTTTGTGTTTGGAGGTAAAGGAGCTGGAAAAACTGCCCTCCTGCAATATATAAGAATTCGAGCTGAAATAGATTTAGAAGCTGAGTCTATGTTCTTCTACTTCCAAAGCTCTTTTTCAAAAGATGAACTGAGAGCTTTTCTTGCCAACCACGCAAAAGAAAATGGCCAAGTTATAGATGATAGAGATTTATACGACGCTGATGAATCAGCTCTTTTTTGGCGATTATTTTTATTAGCTCAAGCAGCAAAACTTCTAAAAAAAGCGGGTATACAAGAAGGGGCTGCTGACGAATTCGCAAAACTTGTTGAATCGGCAAAACTTATTTCTCAAGCAAAGAATATAGGTAAAAAATATCCAAACCTTCAGAAATTTTCGGTAACCCTCTCTAAGAACCCTCAGTTTCAATTAGACGGCACTTTTGAGAACGCGACTGTAGGCGATCTTTCGATTTATCTACAGCTTTCAGAGGAAAAGCTCGAAGAAATTTATCTGGATCGTACGCCTCTGTTTATCTTCGTTGATGAGATGGAAGTATATTTGAAGGGAGACGAAACCGATGCGTTTCGTCTATCCGCTGTTGCCTCTTTAGTAAGAGCAGTACGGGACTTCAACGAGCGTTTCTACCACTCTCATATAAGAGTTATCGCAGCAATTCGTGATGCCGTCGTGGATCAAGTCTCCTCTGTACAAGGCGAAATTTACCGAATAATTCGCGACAATGGCGTGCAACTAGATTGGCCGGGAACGGTTCAAATGGGACTTCATCCGCTTGAAAAAATGATACTAGGGCGCATAGTTGCTCAAGATAAATCATTCGAAAAAAGTGGTAAGTCAGGAAATGATTCATCACTCTATGAAGCCTTAACTAAGTACTTTCCCGGCAATCATATATTAAGAAAATGTTTGAATTTAACGTGGTATAGACCAAGAGATGTAGCGCTTCTATTTGAAGAAGCTTCAACTATAGATAAAGGGAAAAGTCATTTTTCGCCTTATACCCTTTCTGATGGTGTTGTTAAAGCACTTGGAAAGCGATTATGGCAAGATGCTATATCTGGTCTTGCTGTAAAGTATAATCCTATGGAATTGAATGGTATTGATAGAATACTTAGGGGCGGAAATGAGTATTATAGCAAAAGCTCTCTGATTGCACGCATGGACGAACTAAGTGATATGTACGAAGATGTAGCAATACTCAGTGATAATAAATGGATAACAATTATAGAAGACCTGTATCAAGTTGGGGCGATATATTGTTCATCCGTTTCCAGTGGTAATAAGAATTTCTGCTTTAGAGGAGATGCTATGCCTAGTTTAAGTAAGGATTTTTCTATTGGCGTGCACAGAGTTCTTTTCAAGGAGTTATCTATAAGAACTTAGAGAATATAATTATTAATAACCTTTTCCATACTTTTTACAGTAATAAGTAATTATCCAATCACAGCCGCCCAACTGGGCGGCTTTTTTTATGGAAAAATCCCATGAATGAAACTGCCGTCGTGCTGGCCACGGCGCTCCTGAAGCTGCCCGGTTTCGAAGGATTCCGGTCAAAGCCTTATGTCTGCCCTGCCGGCTGCTGGACGATTGGTTATGGCAGTCGCTGGCTGAAATCCGGAAAGCCCGTCACAGCCAGAACGCCGCCCATCAGTGAAGCGGACGCAGCCAGCCTTCTGCTCCAGTCGGTCATGTCCTATGACGCGACCCTGTCGCGCCTGGTCAAGGTTCCGCTCTCGGATATCCAGCGGGCGGCACTGTTATCCTGGCAATACAATGTCGGCACGCCAGCCGTGGAAAGCTCCACGCTTCTGCGCAAGCTGAATGCTGGGGATTATGCCGGCGCGGCCAATGAGCTGCCACGCTGGAACAAGGCGACCGTGAAAGGCCATCTGGTCGAACTGGCCGGCCTGACCAATCGCCGCGCTTATGAACGGGATGTGTTCCTGGGCAAGCGGACAGTCATGGGAGCGAACCATGCAATGGTCTGATCTTCTCGGCTTGCTCCCGCCTCAGGTCCTGCTCTGGGGTGGCCTCTTTCTTGTTTTGACGTCGATGCTGCTGAATGTCTGCGGCTTTCTGCGATCTCGGATTGCGCCGCCGGCTCCCGGATCTCGGTGGGTCAGGCCCTATCAGCTTCTGAGCGTTCTGGCCTTCGAGCAGAAATATGCCGCCGCCATGTACAGGATCGGGCTCACGGCCGTCATGACGACGCGGGCTGAAGCACCGCTTTTGAAAAAGGCCGGCGCGGATAGTGGCGTGCAGATCCTCGACAGCAAAGGCAAGCCCAAAGCGCCCACCTGACTGAGCCCTTCAGCCGGTCCTGGCTCGATCATCCTCATACCTCAGATCTCCGAAGGAGGCAGCAAGTCTGCTGTCAGACCGTCGGATGCAACGCCGCCCATCGAGGCGGCTTTTTTTATGGAAGAAACACCAATGGCTTTTAACTCTGTGACGGCCCTTCAGAGTCTCGTGAACCAGTCCCTGGGTAAGGCTGACACGGCAACTGCCCAGCAGGTTGTCAGTGTCGGCGGTCTCGTCCTTCAGGGCGTTCTCGCGGCCAGTATCTCCCGTCTGGCGGGGCATGTGGACGTTAATGCGCTCGATGCCGCTCTGACCAAGACGCTGGAAGGGGCGACGGAACTCGAGCGCGTTCTGGCAGTCGGTCCGGTTACTCAGGCGCCCGCGGCGGAAGCTGCTGATCTCAATCAGCCTGCCCAGTGAATACGGCCAGCCTGGCGATTGTTGGTGTCATGCTCCTTGTGGGCGTGGCATCGGCCTTCGGGCTCTATCGAGCCGGGGGGAAATCGCAGAAAGCCGATACGGCTGACCAGAACGTGAAAGATGCGCAAGCTGCTCTCAATCGGGCCTCCGCTATGGCCCAAGCTGAAACACATAAGCCAACAACTGGAAGCGACGTTTTAGCGAGATTAAACAGAGGTAGCGCATGA